CGCTTGCGTTCTCACCGTGCACCACACCGGCAGGAAGGGTGGAGACGCGCGCGGCAGTAGCGCGATCGATGGCGCGCAGACTACAGAGCTGAAGGTGGAGAGCAGCACGGGGAAGCTGGCCGGCAAGCTGTTTACGGAGAAACAGAAGGACATCGAGCCGATGAAGCCGCTATCGCTCGTGTTCGTGAAGCACGTGGTGGGCACCGATGCGGACGGTGCTCCGATTACCAGCCTGGCGCTTGCTGGGGACGCCTACAAGGCGGCCAGCGGTACGGAGAGCCCGGAAGACGCTGAGGCGCTTGTCGTGCAGCTGACAGAGCCGGGGGCATGGCTGGAGCCCTACGCGCCGGCCCGTGCCGTGCTCCAGCGCCGCATCCTCCAGACCATGCACATGCTGGGAGGGACCGTGGGGCGCACACAGGCTGAGTACAAGCGGGCCGTGGTCGAGCACTGGTATCCGAAGCCCAAGAAGCTCACAGAGGCTGATTGGGGCAAGGCCTGGACGGCCGTGGTTGGCCGGACAGCAGAGCTGGACGGGATGGCGGACGAGCCTCTGGTTGTCGGCCAGGGGGGGAGGTACCGGTTGTCAACGCTCTTGTCAGAGGACTAGATCGGAATGTCTGATATGTAACCCTCCATGTACACCGTATAGGGAGGGCTGGCTGGAGGGTTACTTTTCATGATCACCCTCCACAGCCCTCCAATGAACCCTCCAGGGCTGACCTGCGGAAATACCAAGATCGGAGGGCTGTGGAGGGTTCCGGAGGGTTCATGGCCCATTCCAACCCTCCATCCCTCCCGACTCTAGAGGAGGGAGGGTGAGAGGGTTCGGAGGGTTGGAGGGCTGGAGGGAAGAGGGTAGTTGCGATCTGAACTGGTTCGTGAGAGGATGAGGTCATGACCGAATCGAACGAGATCAAGCCCCTCGTAGTCCCCTCCCTGGCCGTTGTCCACGCGCTCCAGTGGGACGGCAAAAGCATGTGCGGCAAGGTCGGAGCTTTTCTCTGGGGTAACTGGGAGAACGTGACGTGCTCTGAGTGCAAGCTGGAGCAGCCCCCTCAGAAGGTGCCGGGGAAGCGTGAGTACGTGGTGCCGGCCGATGTGCTGGCGCGGGACGCTGAGGCTGTCGTGGCGGCAAAGCAGATGTACACCTTCGTCAGCACTGTGTGCGGAGCGTGGAAGCGCCCGGACGTTCATTCGTACGGCGAGGCGAAGAGGATCACGCTCGATGAGCTGCACGGTCAGGCGCTCTTGGAGGACGCTGCTCGTATGCCGGAGGCGTTCCTCCAGCAACTCTCGGCGCGGGCCGAGAAGATTGCGCTGCTCGCTGAAGAGCGGCAGATGCAGGGCAAGATCAGCCGAATGATGGATGATCTCGACTACATGCGGGAGCAGAGCGGTCTGCGTGCTCGCGTGTTGGAGGAAGAGATCCGTCAGCTCAGTTGACATCTGAACTGGAGGCGTGTACTGTCATGGACATGACGCAGATCAGTGAAGACACCATCACTACGGCCCTTCTCTCGGCTCCGGGTTTCGCGATCGGTGCCAAGCCGGCGCTCGTGATCGGCTCCCCCCTCCACCGACACTTGATAGATGCCGGCTACGTGGGCCAGAGTGGTGGTCTCACGCGCAAAGGCAGCATCAAGACCGAGAAGCTGAAGAACGAGCAGCTTGAAAGGTTGTTCCCGCTGTGAGCATCGTGTATGGCGTGGCCGGCCTCTTCCTCGCGGGAGGGGCCGGCTTCGTGCTTGGAGCCATGATTCAAACCAAGATCAAGCGGAAAGTGGGCAAGTGGCGATGATCGAGCTAAAGCCGGACTTCAAGCTCTCGTTGTTCGTGCAAGGCCGGCCGCGCACCAAAGGTTCGCTGAAGTGCCTTGGTGCGCGAACAAAGGGCGGCAAGCATGTGCTCGTGGAGAGTCACGAACTCTCGAAGCCGTGGCGCATGCGCATGACGAACGAGATTGTTCGCGAGGTTAAGCACGCTGGCCTGGCGCCGGGATGGAAGCCGTACGCGGGAGCGCTCAGCGTGGAGGCAACCTTCTACTTTGAGCAGATCGGAGTCACCAGCAAGTGCTCGCGCTTCCCGACTGTCAATAGCGGCGAAAATGCGAATGGTGATGTCGACAAGCTGGAGCGCAACCTTCTCGATTCCTTGCAGGGCAGCGGCTTGATCGCTGACGATTGCAACGTCGTGGAGCTTCGTTCATCGAAGCGATGGGCGGCAAAGGGGATGCCGGCCGGAGTGCAGATCTTGGTCCGTGGGCTGGGGCCGCTCGAAGTGGGGGAGCAGGGATGAGCGAGGAAGAGTCGATCCCGCTGCGTGGCGGTGAAGAGGCTGAGCTGCTGCGCCAGCTCGAGGAAGAGAACACGGAGCGTGGCGAGGCTATCGCAGGCAGCTACCTCCGCCGGCTGACGTGCACGGTGTGCCGCGAGCGCCCCACCCTGGCGACCGCTGAGCGGGCCGCTGTGGCTATCTGCGGCCCCTGCCTCGCCGAGAGCACGGGCGGGGGTGGATCGCCTGTGGGCGTGCCGCTCAGGCCGGTCGTGGGCTACCCCATGGGCACGGACAGCCGGCCGATGGTGGAGCGGGCGGCGCACCCGGCACCGATCGTCTCCAGCCGGGACCGGCTGATGCCGGAGAAGGTGCCGGCGCCGGTCACCTCCCTGGCCGAATACGCTCGGGAGAAGGGCTGGGACGTGCTGACGCAGTACGCGAAGGGCCAGAGCGTGCATGGCACCACGGGCAAGCCTACGGCGCTCGTGGAGAGCTTCGCGGTTCGCATGTTCCTCGGTGATCGAGCAGCGAATGCGGTCTACGTGGGGGGCTCTTCGTGGACATGGAAGAGCGTGTGGATCATCTCCAACGATCATGCTCCGTTCGGTAAGGCTGGCGTTTCGGAGCTGAAGGAGTGGCTTGCCGCTCAAGGAGATGTGTCTCCGGAGTGGTTCACGGAGATAGCGGAGAAGCGCGAGGATCAGGAGCGCCGGCAGAAGCAGCGGGCGGCGTGTGACCGTGGAGCGCACGCGGACATTGAGCGGCGGGGGAAGATGGCGTTCTGCCCGCACTGCGAGCACGAATGGCCGGCTGCTGGTCAGTCGTGGCGGAAGCCGAAGAAGGCTAAGGAGCACGCGTGATGTTCGGAGTGGTGCAGCGTGAGCTGCTGCGTCGAGTAGGCCTCAGCCCTTACGGCCTCGTGATGCCCTGTGGTGCTCGCGAGCGGCGTGCTGTGCGCCGGCTCGTCAAACGTGGCACACTGGAGCAGGCGACCGGATGGCCTGGCGCCTATCGCCTTATCTGCACTGAACGGAGATGATCATGGGGAATCGTGATGGGGGGAGCCGTCCCAATCCCCAGCTCGAAGGCCGCAACGGTTCTATCTGGCGCGCCGTGACGATCTACCGGCGCAACTATGAAGACGTGGCCGATGAGTTCGGCATCTCCAAGGCGCGCGTTGCGCAGATCATCCAGCAAGTGCGCGAATCGATCCCCGTGACCGATCTTGACGCGATGCGCCGTGAGTCGCTGGAGCTGTACGCGGAGCTGACCCGGCGCGCGCTCGAGATCGCTGACCAGGCTGCGGCGCCGATCTTCGTGGGCAAGGACGGCACGATCGCTTACGACGAAAACAACAACGTGGTGCGCGACTACACGGGCCGGCTGCGCGCGATGGAGACGGCCGCGAAGTTCGACGCTGAGACGCGCAAGCTGATGGGTCTGGACAGCGCCACGAAGGCGGAGATCTCCGGCTCCTTCAAGGTGGAGATCGTCGGCGTCTCGCCAGACGAGTTGAGCTAGACAGTTCGCATTCGCACTGGTAAGCTGTGGGGCATGGGTAAGCACGCGAAACCGTCGCACAGCAACGACAAAGAGAACGAGAAGAACGAGGGTTCGGGCATGTCGGATGCGCGCCAGCGTCTCCGGCGCGCGCAGTCCTTCCCTGAGGCTGAGGCTGCGGAGCAGGCTGCGCAGATCGAACGGGCCGAACGCGAGAAGCGCGAAGGCCGCTAACAGAGAGCAGGCCGCAAGTGATCAAGGTGCATAGGTCGCTTGCGGCTTGCTGGCTGTTGATCGGTATCGCTTCGTTCTGGTTGGGCTGGCAGGACAGCGTCATTCTCGTGTGGATCGCGTCGGTGTACGCGAACATCGCGAGCGAGTGGAGCGCCAGCGAAGCAGCTGATGACCGTGCCGTGCTCGCCGAAGTGCGCGCGTTGCGCAAAGAGCTGAAAGGACTGAGAGATGGATGGGTCAAGAAAGGCTGAGCGCGAATGATGAGCGCGGAGGAGTATGAGCGCTATGTGGCGCTGTCTGTCCGGTGCGGCATGGCTGAGGCCAAGCTGCGAGCGGCCATCGCGGCGATGAAGCGCGCCGGCCTGGACACGGCTGCGCTGGAGGACGAGCCGCGCGAAGAGCCGGAGGGGCTGCGCGTACGCGGCATTGCCGGTGATGAGCCGGATTGGCACGTGGGGTGCACCGGTTGCTGGCGCACGATCTGGCACGCTGAGCGCGGGCGCATGGAGATGGAGGAGCCTGCGCGTCCTCCCCTGGCCGAATGCATCTGGTGTCCGAACGGTCGGCCGCTCGCGAAGTTCCACCCGGCCGGCCAGTTGAATCACTGGGAGCGGCCGGAGTGAATTGAAACGTATCAGTTCACATCAGAACTGAAGGGCCGGAGCGATCAGCTCCGGCCCTTCGTGGTCTTGCTAGATCTTCTTGACTCCCAGCTCTTTCAGGGTCTTCGCGATGCTGGTCATGTCGTCTTCGTGCTGGTTGGCCTCGACGGTCCGGCCGGCCGCGAGAGCTGCGCGGCGGTGACGCGCGCTCGCCTTCCACATGTCCTTCAGCTCGAAGATGTAGGCCTCATCCGTGTACTCCGACTTCGACATGTCCTGCTCCTCTTCCTCGTTCTTGCTGATACCATCAGTCTAGCGGAGACCAGTGCGGAAAGCAACTGGCCTCCGCTAGATCTTTTAGAACTGGGGAGTGATCTCGTAGCGGTTGCTCGATCCGAAAGGCTCGGCCGCCTTCCGCTCGCTGCGGATGAGCAGCGCCATCTCACCGGTCAGATCTTTGATCTTCTCGGTCGTGGTGCCGGCGGCCGTCTCGCACGTGATCTTCAGCGTGAACACTTTGGCTGCTCCTCTGTCTCGCTCTTGCCTGATACCAGAAGTCTAGCAGTTCAGATGCGCACTGACAAGCTTTGTGCAACACATCACATCAGATAGCCAGTGCGCATCTGAACTGCTAAGCTCTAGGCATGACAACGAAGCGCAAGGACATGACGAAGGCTCAGCTCGAAGCCGAAGCGACGGCCGTCAACCTCCGGGGCCGCAGCAAACTCACGAAGGGCGAGCTGATCGCGGCGCTCAACGCGACCGAGGAGATCGGTCGGATGCAGCGTTTCCCCGGTGACCAGCCGCTCACGCCGAAGCAGCGTCGGCGCGTCGCGCAGAAGATGAATCGTCAGCGCTGACCAGTTGACATCTGCACTGGTGTCGGCTAGACTTCTGGTATCAGGCAAGAGCGAGACAGAGGAGCAGGACATGCCGAACATTGAGGTCAAGAGTGACAGCCAGACCCATGCGGTTACCATCGAGCTAGACGAGCGCAGCGCTATCGCGCTTGGCGTTCTCCTTGATCTGGTCGACATGGACGGACACGACGAACCGGCTGAGCGCGACTTCGACATGAAGGTGCTCGTGGAGCTGAGCGAGGGTGTCCGGAATATTCGCTGAAAGATCTAGCGCCCGCCAGTTGCAATCTGAACTGGCGGGCGCTACACTTCTAGCATGACGAAGAACGAGATCAAGAGCATCCCCGTCAACGAACTTGAGGTTGGCAAGGCGTACAACGTGGCCCGGCGCACGAACGCACAGGGACAGCCGGTCGTCGGCACCCGGCGCGAAGACTGGCGCGCAGTGCTCATCACGACCGAGAACCTGGCGAGCTACGCTAGTGGCGAGCACGGCACCTACTACTTTCAGCCGATCAAAGATCGATTCACTCCCCGTCTCCTGGCCGCCGGCTGGACGCGCTTCTCCCGTTCGCGCGGCGAGTGCGGTATGGCGATCGTGACGAAGGGGGCGCTCGAAGGCCTGTCCTGCGCGAAGCCGGCCATGTGGGTTCACATGGAGCACGAGAACGGCTGGCCGATGTGCGCGCAGCACGCGAGCCTCAGCAAGTAATTGGTAGCGCTCGCCAGTTGCAATCTGAACTGGTGGGCGCTACACTTCTGGCATGACGAAGAACGAGATTCCCGCCGGTACCCGCGCCATCATGTTCTGCTTCACCACCACGAACGGCACGCCTCGCGTGACCTTCGATCTCCTCCGCTACCCGAACAACACCTACGCTGAGCTTGAGATGATGGCGATCGATGCGGTGCTTCGAGCCGGCAAGGGCGAGATCGTGGAGCACAAGGCGCACTTCATCAACTGACCGACAGATCACAAGCCCCGCTCCGGCGGGGCTTTTCTGTACGCTCAACCAGTTGACATGTGCACTGGTTGTGTGGGATGCTTAGGTCCCGTGCTCATTTTCAGCTATGCTCTCCAGCATGGGAACTGACCAGATGGTGCGACTTGAGCTGCGCGGAGCGGCTAAGCAGATCATGCATGAGCGCGGCGGTGAAGTGCTCATCTGTGGGCCGGCCGGTACGGGCAAGAGCTATGCCGCGCTGTGGAAGCTCCATCTGATGTGCCTCCAGAACGGCAAGTGCCCGCGTGGCTGCACAGCAGCTCACGAGCACAGGGACACGGCGCTGCGCGCGCTCATGGTGCGCAAGACGCTCGTATCGCTCTCCAGTACTGGAGTAGTCACTTATCGCGAGCACGTTGCGAAGCAGGCTATCGAGATGGGCATCGTCACCTTCTATGGCGGCAGTCGCGAAGAGCCGGCGCAGTACCGGTACAGCAATGGCTCGAAGATCATGCTTGCCGGCATGGACAATCCCACAAAGGTCATGTCTTCTGAGTTCGATATCATCTTCGTGCAGGAAGCAACGGAGCTGACGCCCACCGACTGGGAGAAGTGCACGACACGTCTCCGCAACGGGCGTACGAGCTTTCAGCAGCTCATCGCAGACTGTAACCCAGAACAGCCGGATCATTGGCTGAAGCTGCGATGTGACAGCGGCGCCACGAAGATGCTGTACGCGAAGCACACGGACAATCCGAAGCTCTTCGACATCGGCCAGAAGAAAGAGGATGGCACCGATGAGTACGTGCCGACCGAGAAGGGACAGGCGTATCTCGACAAGCTCAACAAGCTGACTGGAGTGCGCCGGCTCCGACTTCAAGGCGGCATTTGGGCTGCGGCCGAAGGCGTCATCTATGACGAGTTCGACGGAAGCATTCACATCAGCAACAGGAAGCGCCTCCCGCGCGAGTGGGCGCGCATCTGGGGCATTGACTTCGGCTATACGAATCCGTTCTGTTGGCAGCAATGGGCGCGCGATCCAGACGGCCGGCTGTGGCTGGAGCACGAGATCTATCGCACCAAGCGCACCGTACGCGAGCACTGTGCGCAGATCATGCAGGTCGTCACGATGGCAGACGGTGTCACGTGGAAGTACCCGCGACCGGAATACATCACGTGCGATCACGACGCTGAAGACCGTGCCACCTTCTCGAAGGAAATGGGCATGGTCACGCGCGCGGCCAAGAAGACCGTGAGCCCTGGCATCCAGGCAACGAAGCAGCGCTTCACGCTGGCGGGGGACGGAATGCCCCGGATCTTCCTCCTGGCCGACGCTCTCGTTGATCGTGACGAAGAGGTGGCGGAGGCCGGCCTGCCGCTCGGATTGGGCGGTGAGCTACCGGGCTACATTTGGAAGCCCGGCCCCGATGGCAAGCCGATCCCGGATGAGCCGTTGAAGCAGAACGATCACTCATGCGACACCATGCGCTACGTGGTCGCCGAAGAAGACCTGAAGGCTAAGACCCGCGTGCGCTACATCTAGACAGTGCGGAAGTGAACTGCTAAGCTGGAGACTCCAGTGAGATGGGCAGAGGGAGTAGGGCGTAATGAACCTTCAGAAAGCAGTGGCCACGGCGCGCGAGATCGTGAAGGAGCGTGGCGACTTCGTGTACAACCCGATCAATATCGGGGGTCGCTGCGCGTACGTACCGATCACTGATCCGCGTTTCCCGGAGAGCCTGAAGGACTATGCGGCGCCAGGCGCAAAGGTCTCTCCCTGCCTCGTCGGGGAGATCTTCCTCCGGACCGACGGACTGACCGACGCGCAGGCCTCCGCAGTGGAAGGTGTCAGCTTCACCTTCCCTCATCTCGACAAGAACACAAAGGCCTTTCTGCGCATTCTTCAGAACGAGCAAGACAGTGGCGCCTCATGGGGCCAGGCGCTCGCGGAAGCTCTGACCATGCTTCAGAACGAAATGCCGTCCGTGTACGCCAGGATCGCTGAGTAACCAATCCGGCCACATCGCCCGTGAGCGCCCCGACTTCGGTCGGGGCGCTTGCTGCGTTGATCTGGTATGGTCAGTTGGCTTCTGTACTGGCAGAACGATGGAGGAAGAATGATCAAGAGGTTCAGTCTCGCGCTGCTGCTGCTCGTGTCGCTGCTCTTCGCTGGCACGGCCGGCGCGCCGGCTCCTGCGAGCGCGGCGCCGACCAGCGCGCCGAACGCTACCGGGCTGATGGGCAGCCGGCCGCCTTCAGGCGATCCGTTGTCCTACGGCAAGCAGATCAAGAGTAACCCGGCCAAAAACCCGGCTCGATCGGCGAAGGGCGCGCCGACGCCTCCGAGCTTCGTGCCGATCAAGAAGACGCCGGGCGGGCCGTACTACAAGTACGCGGTCGGCAAGCAGTTCCCGGCCACTCCGCCCACGGGCGTCTCGGCGCTGCTGACCATCGCCAAGCCGTACACCAACCCGACGTACGATTGGCACAGCCTGACGGAAATTGCCGTCCAGTCGGCCGATGAGCAGCAGATCGTGGAGGTGGGCTGGACACGTGACCAGTACACCTACGGCGACAATCTGGTGCACCTGTTCGTCTATCACTGGGTCAACGGCCAGGAGACCTGTTACGACGGTTGCGGTTGGGTCGACTATGCGGCCAACACAACCACGTACGCCGGCATGTCGCTGGAGTCGTGGCTCCAGAGCGAGGCCGTCTTCGCCATTGAGCGGACCAGTAACGCATGGTGGATCGGCTTCGGCCTGCCCGGGAGCACCGAGTGGATCGGCAACTTCCCGGACGCGCTGTGGACGGGGGCCACGCCTTCGGTGACGACCTTCAAGCAGGTCAACCTGTTTCAGGGCTTCGGCGAGGTGGCGGCCGGCTCCGCGTCGGCTTCGTGCGCGGACATGGGCTCCGGGCCGACCATGGTCACGGCCAGCCCCACGGCCGGCGCCAAGATTTACACCGTCACCTACAGCGGCCAGCCGGCCTCGAGTGTGGGGCTGACCATCAGTCACACGGATTCTCATTGGCCTTCGGCCATTCCGTCCGGCAAGGTCGCGCCGTACCGTGACCTCCGATACGGTGGTGGCGGGTACTGCTAGCACCGACAGCAACGAATGGGCGCGCCCGACTTCGGTCGGGCGCGCTCTGCTGTATCGTGGGAGCCAATCGATCGAGCAGGGCTGAGCAGAGGCGGATGGGCTATGCACTGGGAGCGTCTGAAACCGCCACCGAACTTGCACACGTGGCTCCTCGTGCTCGCCTCCTTCGCGCTCCTCTCCCTGGCCGCTTTTACCATCATGCTCACGGTTGGTCTGGCGGTGACGGGAGTGCTCGTGTTCGCGCTGGCGTTCCTCACTCGCACGGAAGAAGGGCCGGGACGATGAAGTTCGGAAACGGAAACGTGCCGGTCATTCCTGGCAACACTCCTCCCGGCGCCACGCGCTGCCAGCACTGCTATGCGGACATCATTCAACCGGTCAAGGATGGTTCTTTCTTTTCGCTCGGTGCTCGATCTGTCGATGTGGCCGCCGGCCGCACCACTTCGTGCGAAGGTCTGCCGGGCGTTCCGCACAAGCCCTTGCCGAAGGTGAGTGACAATGCGTAGCCCCTTCCGCGTGAGCAACAAGACTCCTGTTCCGCTGGCGCCGAAGCGCTCGCGCGTGAACTTTTTTGGTCTCGTGTCCGGCCCGGACCAAGTGAAGATCTTGGAGTCTTACGGACAGAGCGGCATCCTCTTCCCGATCGTGTCGCGTCTCTCGACCGCGACGAGCAAGGCGGACTGGACGCTCTATGTCAAGAGTGCCAGCGGGCTGAAGGAAGATCGCACTCCTTACGCTGGTAAGCACGCGATGGTCGATCTGTGGAATAGGCCAAACAGTTTCATGCATCGGCGTCGTTTCATGGAAATGGTGCAACAACACGTTGATCTCGTGGGAGAAGGCGACATTCTTTCCACGAATGCGAAGGTCGGAAAGAACACCATTCCGCTGGAGCTGTGGCCGGTTCGGCCCGATCGGCTCAAGCCGATCCCCTCATCGACGGAATTTCTCACGGGCTACGTCTACACGAGTCCGGACGGCGAGCGCATTCCGCTCGAAACGAACGAGTGCAGCCGGCTCATCATGCCCGATCCGATGGACCCATATCGTGGATGCGGTCCGGTGCAGACGATCCTGCGCGATCTTGACAGCGGCAAATACTCTTCCGAATGGAATGCAAAGTTCTTCGAGAACAGTGCGGAACCGGGCGGAGTCATTGAAGTGCCGGAGGAGCTTGACGATCGCTCCTTCGATCGTCTCCGTGAACAGTGGGACGCTTCGCATCGAGGAGTGAGCAAGGCTCACCGTGTCGCGATCCTTGAGGCCGGCGCTAAGTGGAACGGCACGAGCTTTAGCCAAAAAGACATGCAGTTCGTGGAGCTGTCTGTTCTCTCCGATGAGAAGGTGCGTCAGGCGTTCGGTTATCCGAAGCCGATGCTTGGCGGAGTGGACGACATCAACCGGGCGAACGCGGAAGCTGGCGAGTACGTCTTCGCCAAATGGCTCATCGAGGATCGGCTCGACCGCTGGCGCGATTGGCTGAACTTCGACATTCTCCCCATGTACGGATCGACCACGGAGGGGCTGGAGTGGGATTACGAATCTCCAGTGCCTGACAACAGTGAGCAGGAGAACCAAGAGCTGACCTCCAAAGCGAACGCGATCTCCTCGCTCGTGCCGCTAGGGTTTGACTCCAAGGAGTTGCTGGAGTATCTGGGGTGGCCGGATATCTCCTTCAGCAAGCCGGAGCCTCCAGCTCCTATCGCTCCTCCGGTCGATCCGAACGCTTCAGATCCTCCGCACGGAGATGATGCATAATGGCACGGAGATGGATCGCCGTGGAGCATCATGACAGCAACGTCTGCACTCCGTGCGACGACAACGCGGGGCACCTGTACTCCTCCCGCGCGGAGGCGTATCAGGACTACCCTGGAGGAGTGGGGTACCGGCTGTGTGTCGGGCAGCAGTTCGGTAATTCCTGCCGGGGCAGGGTCAAGAAGCGGCGCGGCGCTCAGGAGGAGACGGAAGACATGAACCGGGATAAGATCGTTGCCACTAATCGCGCACTTGTCTCCGAGTGGGGATCGCTCTCCAACCGTCTCCGTAACGCCTCCAGTGTGCAGATCAAGCGGCCAGGGGAGGCGGAGTGGTTCCGCTTCGAGAATCTTGGCACCGATGAAGCTTCCGTGTTCATTTACAACGAGATTGGTTACTTCGGCACCACGGCCGATGACTTCGTGAAGCAGCTAAACAGCATCACTGCTCCGAAGATCAACGTGCACATCAACTCCGAAGGCGGAGAAGTCTTCGACGGTATCGCGATCCACACCGCGCTGTCGATGCACTCCGCTCACGTGACCACGTACATCGATGGCATTGCGGCCTCCGCTGCCTCGTTTATCGCGATGGCTGGCGACACGATCAAGATCGCTCGCAATGCGACGATGATGGTTCACGACGCGGCTACGCTCGCATGGGGCAACGAAGCGGACATGATCGCCTGCGCGAAGTTGCTCGGGAAGCTGAGTGACAACATCGCGGACATGTACGCGGAGCAGACCGGCGGCACCGTAGAGCAGTGGCGCGCAGTGATGCGCGAAGAGACGTGGTTCACCGGGCAGGAGGCGCTGAAGGCCGGCCTCGTGGATGAGATCGACGGGGAGGAGCCGGACGAAGCCCCGAGCAACCTTCTCAGCTCGATCATGTTCCGGTACGCCAACCGCGCCGCCGCTCCTGATCCGGTCATCCCCGTCCCGCCGGTTCCGCCGGACGTGCCGGCTCCCGATCCCTCCCTGGCCGAAGATGAGCCGGAGGAAGAAACTACCGAAGATTCTTCGGTGCTCGATGCAAGCGCTGCATGGTCATGGGCCATGCGGATGAGTTCGGCTCACTGAGCTAACGAGAGAAAGGTATTGGAATGTCTGCTCCTGTCATTCCCGTCAGCTCCGAAGAGCTGAACGAGATGGTTTGCGACAAGAAGGTGATGGACCAGGTTTATGCTGATCCGTCTTCCTTCAAAGAGTTTCTGACCAACTACGCGAAGGCGAACGCCAAGGTCGACCCTGACCTTTCTCGGCAGATCGAGACGCAGATTCAGCAGACCTGGACGGACTTCGTCCGAGACAACAAGGTGGACGTGCGCCGGCCCAACCTGGCGCCGGCCGACGCTGCTGCTGCGCGCGCGCTGAACACGGCTACGGGCGGTTTCTACACGGGCGGCAAGGCGGAGGGTTCGTCCCTCGATGGCAAGTTCAGCAACCTCGGTGAGTTCATGCGGACGGTGGCGCACAATGCCGACATGACCAACGAGGCCATCGTTGCCAAACGGCGCGAGATCAAGAACGCTCTGTCTAGCACGATCCCGGCGGAGGGTGGCTTCCTCATCCCCGAGGAGTTCCGGACCACTCTGCTTCAGCTGGCCCTGAGCGAGAGCATCATGCGGCCCGGCGCGACCGTTATCCCGATGGCTTCCTCGCGCGTGGCTCTCCCGATGGTCGACAGCACGAGCAACGTCTCCTCGGTCTTCGGCGGCATCGTGGGCTACTGGACGGAAGAAGCGGCGACGCTCGTGGAGAGCAAGCCGAACTTCGGTCAGATCGTGCTCGACGCCAAGAAGCTCACGGCGCGGTCGGACATCCCCAACGAGCTGATGGCCGACAGCGCCGTGAGCATGGACGCCTTCGTGGGACAGAAGTTCCCGCAGGCGATCGGCTGGTATGAGGATGCCGCCTTCCTGACCGGCACCGGCGCCGGTGAACCGCTCGGCGCGCTGAGCGCGAACAACCCGGCCATGATCACGCAGAACGCGGTTTCCGGCCAGGGTGCGAACACGATCACGTGGGCGAACGTGGCCGCGATGTTCTCGCGCATGTTGCCGTCTTCGCTCGGCAAGGCCGTGTGGGTCATCACCCCGGAGGCCTTCGTTCAGCTGGCCACGATGACGATCGGCAACAGCACGCTGTCTCCGATCTGGATCGGCACTGGCGAGGGTTCGCAGGCGCCGCCCGTGACCCTGCTTGGCCGGCCGGTCTACCTGACCGAAAAGGCTCCGAGCACGCTCGGCACCCAGGGTGACATCTCGTTCATCGACCGTTCGCAGTACCTGATCGGTGACCGGATGGCGATGACGGCGGCCAGCTCTGCGCACGCGCGGTTCGTGGATGACGTGACCGTCTTCCGCTTCATCGAGCGCGTGGATGGCCGGCCGTGGCTTCAGAGCGCGATCACTCCGAAGAACAGTGGGCCGACGCTGAGCGCGTTCGTTCAGCTGAGCAGCACTCGCACCTAGCAGTTCCGCACGGCAAGCTCCGGCGGACGGTGGCTCCCATCCCCACCGTCCGCCGGTCTAAACTGTCAAGCAAGATCCGATTACCCGGCATTGACACCCCGGGACTCAACAGAGGAAGTGTCACACAATGGATGCTCTTGGTCGTCTCTTCGATGTCACTCTGGGGGCTGCCCCGGTCGACCTCACTACCGCCGGCTTCACGGGCGCGCGCGTCTCGCTGCGCAACAGCTCAGGCGTTTCCTTCATCGCCATCCTGGCCGCTGCTGCGTCCGGTACCGAGGCTGCGGTCTTCACCATTCAGCAGCACACGGCGGCCAGCGGCGGCACGAGCGCCACGCTCACGAGCCCCAACGTCCGGTACTACCTGAAGTCCCGCGCGACCGCGCTGGACGGCTCCGAGACGTGGAGCGCAGCGGCCAACCCGACCGCCGGCGTCATCACCGTCCCGGGCGCCAGCGGTCAGAGCGGTGTGATCATGGTCGTCGAAATCGACGATGTCACGCTCTCCGACGGTTACGCGTACGTTTCCATCAATGCCGCTGACCCCGGCACCGTCTCGCGTCTCGGCGCCATGGTCGCGCTTCCGCGTGACCTGGACGTTCGGCGCAAGCCGGCCAACCTCGTTGCTGCCCGGAGCTGATCAACATGCCGAAAGCGAACGCTGACACCGTGTCCTTCCCGGGCGAGGATGGCGAACCCGTCATCGTTGACCGAGCGGACTTCACCCCTTCTGCGCCGCTGGTCTTCGAGCCTCAACCGGCCGAAGTCCGGACCGACTCCGACGATGAGCGGCCGGCGCGGGACGAAGAGGAGGAGAAGCGGCAGGACGAGAACCGCCGCGAGACCTCCGGCTCTGGCCCGGCGTCTGCCAGCAACACGACCGAACCGAACGCGGCCGAGAAGAAGAAGGCTGAGGAATCGAGGGAGGTGGGGACATCAGCTGGGAACAGCTCATCGTCATCCTCGACAACCAACGTCGCAACGAAGAGCAACAGCAACAGGAAGACAGCCAGCCGGTAACTTGCCCACGGTGTTCGGAGGTTCTGCTTCCGGCGCCTAACGGCAAGCTCAGGTGCGGTTTCGACGGTTCCGAATACTGATCGGCAAGAGGGAGGGGAAACGATGCTTGAGCCCGTTTACGTCACTCGTGATGAAATCGCGGCGGCGCTGGACGTGAAGCCGACCGCGTACATGTATGCGGAGATCGACCGTGCATGTCGTGCTGGCTCTCGTGCGGTCGAAGGACTCACGCATCGTTTCCTCTACCCGATGACAGCTACTCGCTATTTCGACTATCCGGATTGGTCGAAGCGTTACCCGACTCAACGGATTGACTTTGACGAATGGTCACTCATCTCGGCGACTTCGGTTGTTTCTGGCGGAGTCACCATCGCGCCTAGCAGTTATCTGCTTGGCCCCAACACGTACGGTCCGCCCTACGAGCACCTAGACCTCAACAGGTCTTCGTCTGCTGCGTTCTCTGGGGGACCGCAGAACGCAGTGTCTATCACGGGGCTGTGGGGCTGGACGAACGACGAAACGACCGCCGGCACCCTCGTAGGCTCCATCACCGCTTCCGACACGCTGGTGACCCTCACAGCGCCCGCAAGCGTCGGTGCCGTGCTGCGCATCGGCCAGGAGAGGGTGCAGGTTGCCGGCGCTCGATGGATCGATAGCACGCAGACTGCGTCAGCTCTCGCGCTGAGCAACGCAGGCGTGACGATCACCGTTTCTAATGGCTCGGTCTTCACGGAGAACGAATACCTCCTGATTGACAGCGAGCGCGTGCAAGTGCTGGAGATCGCAGGGAACACGCTGACCCTGCGGCGCGCAGCCGGCGGAACAGTGCTAGCGGCACACAGTGCCGGCACTGCGATCTACTGGCGCCATCAACACGTAGTCGAACGCGGTTCGCTCGGCACGACTGCTGCCATCGCCACAAACGGCGCTAGCGTCTATCGATGGGTGCCGTTCTCACTGACTGCCGAAGTTGCGCAAGCCTACGCGGAGGACTTCTTTCTTCAGCGCAACGCTGGCTATGCGCGTACGGTCGGAAGTGGCGAGAGCGAACGGCAGGCAAGCGGGCGCGGAATCGCGCAAGCCGAAGCTCGACTTCGTCGCCTTTTGAAGCGCGGCGCTCGTTTGCGGAGTGTCTAATGTCCGTGACTGAGAATGGACCGCTCTTCGATGGACGCGCAGAGAAGGCGATAGCTGATGCGTGCGAAGAGGCAACAAAGCGTGTCGCTGCGCTTGGCGCGCGTATGGTGCGCAGCCGGCTCAATTCGGTACTCCGCGTACAAACGCCATATTACCGTTTCCGAGTCGCAGCGCGCCAGGAAGCCCCTTCGCAATGGAAGATCACAGACCAAGGAGTAATCTACGGTCACTGGCTTGAAGGTGATGGCTCGCGCAACTTTCCTGCTACTCGCTTCCGTGGATATCACACCTTCGAGCAGATCACTGCTCTGTTGAATGGTGGGCGCGCGCAACAGATCGCTGACGCTACCGTTGCTGAGTACGTAAGGAAGATGAACTAATGGCAGTCGATGGAACGGCTATCTTCCAAGCGCTGGAGTCGCACGCTCTGAAGCTCGGTATCTTCGGTGCCGTGAATGGGCATGAGCCGAAGAGCGTTCCTACCTTCGGTGAAAGTATGGTACTGAGCTTCAATCTCGGTTCGTTCCATCCGATCCTTTCCTCTGGCTTGAAGTCGCTGAGCTACCGGATCGAAGTTCTCGGCCGAATCTATCGGACCGATCTGGTTGGTAGTGACACCGTGGAGCCGGAGATTCTTTCAGCTGCGCTCGCTCTCTTTACCTCCATCTCTGGAGGCTTCACGTTGGGTGGTCTCATCCGATGCGTAGACGTTCTCGGGATGGATGGCGAAATGATGAATGCTGAGCCTGGCTATCTCAAGCTCGGAGATGAGACCTTCCGTACCGTAGACTTGATGATCCCTCTTCTCGTCAATGACGTAATGGACCTAGGAGCGTAGAGAATGGCTAAGCAAGGTGGAATGGGAGATAATCTCTACGTTGACGGGTTCGACGTGTCGGGTGACATCGGCTCCATTCAGAGCGTCCGTGCGCCGATGACCACGGAGGTAGTTACTCCGATCAACGCGAGCGCGGAATCTCGGATCGGCTTGCTGCATGACGGCGGCATTGACTTTACCGCGTTTTGGAATCCGACGAACGCGGTAGCGCTGGACAGTGAGCACGACGTGCTCAAGGCGCTTCCGATGACCGATCGAGTCATCTCCTACTTCCGTTCCACGGTTCTCGGCGCACCGGCCGCTTCACTCGTCTCGAAGCAGGTCAACTACGATGGCACGCGTACGCAGGATGGCGCGCTGACGTTCGTCACGAACGCGGTTGCGAACGGGTACGGGCTGGACTGGGGGGTGAACCTCACGGCCGGCAAGAAGACCGACGCCACAGCCAGCAACGGCACTGGCGTAGATCTCGGCTCGACGCCCACCAGCTACAGCCAGGGGTGGGCCGCCTACCTCCACGTGTTCGCCGTGACCGGCACGAATGTCACGGTCAAGATCCAGGACAGCGCGGACAATGCCACCTTCGCGGACATCACCGGAGCCGGCTTCTCCGCTGCCCTCCCTGGCCGCTCAGCGCAGCGGATCGCCAGCTCCAGCGCTACTGCCACCGTCCGCCGATACGTCCGCGTGGTCTCTTCAGGTACCTTTAGCAATGCGGTGTACGCCGTGAACTTCGTCCGTTATGAAGTAGGGGGGCACGCGTAATGGCAACCGTTCAGCATGAGCCGTTCCGGTTCCCCGACAGAATCGGAGCTGAGTTCTTCAAGACCTATGGCGTTGCTCGGCCGCAGGCTACGCATTGGCGCAAGGCGACATGCCAGGAAGTAGGTTGTAAGAACTTCGCGAACGGCTGGCGCATCTTTATCGACCTGTCGACCGACCTCGGTCAACGGCAGGGGCGATATATCCGCGACCATTCGGGGCGGAAGTACACGGTAGTTGGGCAGGCAAATAGTAACGTGATGCTCGAATTTCCTGCCGGACAGAAGTGCTTTGCGGAACATCGTATACCGCTGGATCGCGAGCCCATCTGTTATATCCGTGGTGGAGATCATCGCGGCAATCCGACCAAGACTCCCGCCCGCAAGCTCCGTGCTGATCAGTGGGTCGAAGATTTCAGCGAACATCAAGGCAATATCAAGGAAGCAAAGGAGCGCGGGTAATGGCCAAGGAAGCCGGTTTTCCGTTTTCCGTGACCGTCGATGATTCGGCTGGCACGGCGCGGGACATCTCGAATGATATCTCGAATCTTCAGTTCGCTACGCCGCGCGGCGTGCAGGACGTGACTGGGGTCAACAAGTCAGCTCTAGAGCGGTTGCTTCTGCTGGCTGACATGTCCGTCACGCTGAACGGCGCGGCTTTCAACGACGCGGCGAACTTGTCTCACGCGGTCTTCAAGACCGTTCCGTCTTCGAGCGTTGCGCGCACAACCACTCTGGCGCTTTCCGGCCAGACGCTCGCAGCCGAACTGCTCTATTCGGACTACGCACTGACGCGCGGACAGGATGGCTCGTTGACGTGGACGGCTCCGGGCGTTCTCGCGGACGGCACCGTTCCTACCTGGACGTAAGCAACAACCGACAGAATCGGATGGGATGAGAAATGGGATTCAAAATCGGAAGAGTGTTTACGCTCAACTTCGAGGGGACCGATCTGGACGGAGCGGAGATCAAGATTCGCTCCGCTTCCGTCCAGACCAACCTTGAGCTGGGTACGTGCACGGTCGAGCGGGAGTGCGAGATCATCGGCGAACATCTCGTTTCGTGGAATCTCGAAGAGGAGAACGGAGCGGAGATTCCGGCCGACACTGAAGGCGTTACTCAGCTGGAGGTGGCGGTTAAGAACTTGCTGATTCGTGAGTGGATGAAAGCAACGCGAGGCATCTCCGCCCCTTTGGATCGGCGCTCCAAAGATATCGACTCATCCCCGGAGGAACCGATCACGATGGAAACATTGTAGGTCTTCCGGCCGAAGCGCAAGAGGCACTATGGATTCTCCGGCAGTGTGAACGATTCGGAAAACTGCCGGAGGAAATCCTTCAAGCTGACGGAATGCTTATGCAATTGCTCGCGATTGAAACGGAGGTGAGACGAGATGTCGAATGACGTTAAGATCAAAGTCACGATGGAGAACGCGACTAAGCCAGTCATCGCGGGACTCAAAGGAGATCTTCACGACGTAGAGACAGCCTCCGACAAAGCGGGTAACAAGCTGAGTTCGATCGGAGAGCGCTCGAAGACTGTCAAGGGAGATCTTGCCCGACTTGATGACGGTATCCGCTCCAGCACCCGGGCGCTCTCCGATCTGCATTCCGCTCTCGCGAACACAGATGACGCGGCGCAAAGGCTCGATATCCGTAAGGCCATCTCGAAAGTGCAAGCAGATCTTGCCTCATCGCAGAAGGCCAGGAAGTTCAAACTGACGGAGCTATTCGACCTGGAGCCGGATGGAAACTTCGCTCAGAGGTTGATGGGTAACATCTCCTCTGCTCTCGCCAGTGCTCCTCCGCTGGCTATCGCTGGCGGAGTGATCGGAGCTGCGCTCGCTCCTTCGATCGCAGCTGGCATCGGCGCCGGCATCGCTGGTGGAGTAGGGCTCGCTGCCATCGGTGGTGGAGTGGCGCTCATCGCCAAAGACCCGATCATCGCGAGCAACGCGGAGCGCATTGGAAGCACATTCAAAGACAAGATCACGAAGAGCGCACGCGGAGCCTTTGAAGGTCCCGTTGTCGAGAGCTTGGGGAAGCTGGAGACGCTGGCGAATCGGAGTGCACCGAAGATTGGAAAGATCTTCGAGGCAACCGCCCCCGCAGTGCGTGGCCTGACGACTAATATCGTCCACCTGGCCGACTCCTTCATGGACGATCTCGTGACGGCCGCTAACAACTCTGGTCCCGCGATCGATGCTCTTGGTGGAATTCTGGAGCACACCGGAGCGTCGGTCGGAGACATGATCTCCACGCTCTCCGAAGACGCTCCGGCCGGAGCGAGTGCGCTTGAAGATCTCGACATGTCTCTTCAGAACATCATTCATACCACCACGATGTTCATTGATGGCCTCGCTGATATCAAGAGCGGAGCTGACAGTTTCGACGAGAAGATTGACTCTTCGCGCAATAGCATCGAAGACTTCTTTACGAAAATGTCCGGCGGGCGCGCTGTCTTCGATATCACGGCAGATGGATACGAACACGGAACGGAAGCCGCAAAGCTCTATTCCGAAGGCATCATCGGAGCCAAAGGCTCGTTGAATGATTATGAGCATTATCTCCACCCTGCCGCTGAAGGAACCAAGAAGCTCAGCGAAGAGATGTCCGTTGCGGAAGAAGCAGCTAATGGAGAGAAAGCTGCTCTTGCCGGTCTGGCTAATGAGCTGAAGGCGCAAGTAGATCCGGTGTTCGGCTTGCTCGACGCGAGTGACAAGCTCACTACCGCTCAGAAGAAATATGCGGACAGCGTCAAGAAGAGCGGTAAGAACAGCACGGACTCCAAAGAAGCCCTTCGCGACCTTGCCGGCGCCGCACTCGATCTGGAGGGCAAGGCTGGCGCTCTCGGCGATACGTTCAATGGCACGATGACTCCCGCGCTCCGAAACACTCTTCACGCCGCTGGCTTGACCGATAAGCAGATTGACGAGCTGGGAAAGCAGTTCCGCGAAGCCAAGCGCGACGGAGACAGGTTCGCCAAGAACTACGTGGCGAGCGCGAAAGTCAACGGAACTTCTGGAGCTAGTCAGAAGATTCGCTCTATCACCGATGATCTTCGCGATTTCCAAGGCACGTGGACCGCGACCATGATCACGAACTATAAGACGTTCGGCAAGCCCGGAAGTCATGGAGGCCTTGCGCATGGCGGTATCAAGGGAGCAGCGAACGGCGCTAACAGCTCTGGCCTTACGTGGGTTGGAGAGAACGGCCCCGAGCTGGCAGACCTCCCGCCCGGCACGAGCGTCCACACGGCCGGAGACTCGCAACGTATGATGAAGGGCGCCGGCGGCCAGGGGGGAGAGCAAGCCCTGGTTATCCGTCTGGACGATAGTGGAGACGCTGGCCTGCTCCGGGAGATCGTGCGGCATCTGCGGTTTGAAGTGAGCACTCAGGGTGGGGGAAGCGTGCAAAGGACTTTCGGTGATTCGCGAGTGAGCGCATGAGCCTTCTAACCTTTCCGCAAGACCCCTTGCCCATTCGCGCTGAAATGCTCATCTCCGGTGCGTGGACGGACGTTACGTCCCGCATCCGTCGAGAGAATGAGATCATCATCTCCAATCGCGGCCGAGCTGATCAGCAGAGCAGACCTGGCGTTTGCACGTGCAATTTCACGCTGAACAATCGTGATGCCTTCTTCTCCACGCGCGTGCCCACGAGCACGAATTATGGAAAGCTTGGAAACAACACACCTTTCCGCGTGAGCATCACGGAAGATAGATCGTTTGCCATTCTGGACGCTAGCACTGACGCTGCTCGCGTGCGTACGATCGACAAGGCTGGCGTCAGCACAACCGGAGATCTCGACCTCCGGATTGAATTTGAGCCGGATAACTGGACTGGCAACGGTCCGGATGGCGGCTTCGTGCTGGCTACCAAATGGCGCCGGACCGCAAGCGCTAACCGTTCGTGGGCGCTGACCGTCGATCCGTACGGTTATCCGATCATGTGGGTAAGCACGAACGGAACTGCGTTCAATTCATACAAGAGCGCTACCGCCCTGCCTATCCAGTACGGAGCCGTCGCGCTGCGTGCCACGATGGACGTTGACAACGGAGCCGGCGGGCGCACCGTCACTTTCTACACAAGCGACTCAATCAGCGGGACCTACACTCAGCTTGGCTCTCCGATCACTCTTGCCGGCACGATCGCCAGTTTCGACGGAACGGCTGACATCGAGCTGGGTCGGCTCGATGATGGAAACCGATTCGGCCTGACCGGACACTACGGCTTCCCGGGCCGCATCTACGCCTTCGAGCTTCGGCACGTGATCGGCGGAACGGTCGTCGCCAACGCGAACATCTACGCGCAGGCGCGCGGGACTACGTCATGGTCCGATGGGCTGGGAAACACGTGGCTCGTGGAGAGCACGGCCGAAGTGACTCCGGACGATCGCCGTTTCTACGGCGAGATGGCCTCCCTTCCGCAGCAGTGGGACATCTCCGGAAGGGATGTCTTCGTGCCGGCGCAGGCGGCAGATGTCACGCGGCGCCTCCAGCGCGGAGGCTCCCCGGTTCTTTCGGCGTGGTCTAGGTACTGGCAGGGAAAGGTTGCCGCCGGCTACCTGAGCGCCACTACGCCGGTGACGGGCATGTGGCCGCTAGAGGATGGGGCGAACTCGGCGAGCGCGGCGAACATCGTTCCGCGCGGCGCGCCGGCCACGATCGTCAACTGCACCTTCGGTTCGGCCACAGATCTACCGGCCGTGGATGGCTGTCTCACCCTGGCCGCTGTGGGCAGCAAGTTCTACGGGCAGACTCGAAAGACTCCATATACCGCGTTCAGCTTCGCCAACTTCGCGTTTAAGATGCCTAGCATTCCTGCCGGCTCGACAACGCTTATGGACTTCAAGGGCGCAAACGGTATCGGCCGATGCAACATTTCCGTTACCAACGTGGCGTACGTGGTTGCCATTTACGATCAAGACGGGGCGCTGATCAACAGCACTTCCGTTCTTTTTGGATCGAGTCCTCCTACTCAATGGCAAGTCATGCGACTCCAGTTCTCTCAGTCGGGAGGAACGGGTTCCGTTGACCTCGGTTGGTATCACCCTGGCGATGGTCTGCTTTACGGAATGGCGCCGCTGACTTTTGCGGGAACGGCCGGCAACATCGTTGGTTTCAACGTTCAGGGAACGAGCGGCAATGCGGGTACGCAATACTCGCAGATGTCCATCGGTAACTACTACCTTGACAATGGAACCTCTGAGTACGTCCAGATCGCTACCGCGTTTCTTGGCGAGACTACCGTTGACCGATGGAAGCGCATCTGTCTTGAGAACGGAATTACAGGCGTTGTCATTGGAAACCCGAGCGGCGAAGCTATGGGATATCAGCCGTCGCGGACAACTGCTATGGAAATCTTGTATCAAGTCGCTGATGTAGAGCAAGGCGTCATCTATCCCGCAAGGTCTGACGCTTCCTTGATCCTGCGGACACGGATCTCTTTGTTCAACCAGTACGGTCCATCGATCAGCTATGCGGCCGGAGACCTTGGTGCGCAAGTGCCGTTGCCGACCGACGATGACGCGCTGACTCGAAACGATGTGACAGCTACACGAACCGGCGGATCAAGTGCAACCGCCACTGTCGATTCCGGACCGAGGAGCACGGCATCTCCGACCGCCTCACCTCCTGGCGTCGGAAGGTACCCTAGTTCTATTGTGCGAGAAGTGTCGACGGATGACCGTCTTCAAGCGCAGGCGGACTGGGATGCATTCCTCGGAACGTGGGATGAGCCGCGCTGGCCTAAGATCCGTGTTGATCTGGAGCGGTCGAACTTCACGAACACGGCCACGAAGCTGCTGAAACTCAAGAGCATTTCGCATCTTGATATCGGAGACCTTCTGACGCTGACTGGTCTCAATCAAGTCGGAGTCCCGCCGGATGATGCTCTACTGCTCCTTCTCGGTAGCTACGAAACATTGGGCAACCGGAAGTGGTGGATCGAATTCAACACCGTTCCGTACGGTCCGTATATCGCCAACAACTTGACGAGCATTTCTAACTCTCGATACCGAGTGGCAGCTGCGAACTGCACGGTCACGAGCGGCTTCGCTGCTTCCGGAGCAGCCACATTCCAAGTGAGCACGGCGGCCGGCTCGACGCTGTGGGGGACCACGACAACGAAGCCCGGCAACTTCCCGATTGACATCGTGATCGCTGGGGAAGTCATCACGATTTCAGCCATCTCCGGGACATCCTCACCGCAAACCTTCACGGTCTCGGCCAGGGGGGTAAATACGGGTGGAGTCGGGAAGGCACACCTTGCCGGGGAGTCCGTCCAGGTCCGCGACATTTTCTATCCGGTACTCTAGCCAGAAGGAGGCGATGGGCTAATGGCCAAATATCCAAGCATCGAAGTCGGTGATCCGTGGACCGCTGACCTTGCAAACGCGATGCTCCCTGACTACGTGATCAAGAGCGTGGCGACCCTGCGTCCGTCCACCACCACCCTGGCCGACGATCCCGACCTTCAGACGCCCACGTTGCTCGCGAATGCGACTTATCTCGTAGAGTTCTCTCTGCGATACGCGACGACAAAAGAAGCTGCTATCAAAACAGCATGGAACGTGCCGGCCGGTCTGTTGAGCGCCAACCGAACTGTGAGCGGTTTGGGTCAGATCTCTACTACTGGTGCACTTGACAATACTCCTTCCGGCACAACTTTCTCCAGTCGTTCGGGTGTGCACGGTTACGCAACACCTATCGGTTACGGTTCGCGAGACAGCGTTTCCAATCAAGTGGAATTGAGGGAAACGAGCGTCGTCATCATGGGCGCCACGGCTGGAGTCATTGCAATCCAGTGGGCGCAACTAGCTTCTACCGCTGTCAACACTGGTGTTTTCGCAACGAGTTACGTCCGTACGATTCGTCTCAGCTGAGAACGGAGAATGAAAATGATCAAAGGAAACGTTTTTAGTTTCACCTATTACGACGGCTCGAATGAGCTTTCTTCGGTCGTAATTCAAGGAGTCAAAATCAGTGGCTTTCCTCAGGATGGAGAGGGAATTACTGAAGAAACCCTGAATACGTTCGGTCGCGCTCTCGAAGAATTTGCGTCCGATTACTGCGGACATGTGACCAACTTGACCGCCATTGAATCTTCCGGAGAATCAAGTTCCGTAACAGTCACCCCGTGACTAACTAGAATGGATGGGCAATGACGAACATTCGCACTGTCGAACTGGAGTACGCTTCGCGCGACTATTCAGTCGGTCTGAAGATTCCAGTATCGCACGGAGGGAATACGTGGATCACGATTCCGTGGGATTCCGAGATCGAAGACCCGGCGCTGCCAAACCAGACGTGGGGCCAGCACGCGGGACCGAAGGGCTGGAGCGTGCTCTCAGCCGGCCCGTGCATCTTCTGGGGTGAGGTGGCTGCCATGATCCAGGGAGGGCTCGAGGAAGAGTCAAGCTTCCATCTCATGGGCCGCTTCGCGATCGTCAACGCGGACGGAACGCAGAGCATCACCAGTACTCTGCAGGCCAGCGAGCGTCAGTGCCAAAAGCACGAGACGCATCACAACGAGGATGGGAGCGTATACTACTCGAATACCCACCTCGGTCCGATGCCGCTCACTGGCCGGCTGCGCGCGGGCGAACGATTGCAGATCGTCATTGATCATTGGAACGGGCAGGACTGCGACGCGCGATTAGTGAGCGCAAACGTCACTCTGCATTACGTGATAGAAGGTGAAATGTAATGGCATGGGTACTGACCGCTGGTCTGAACAACCTGCGTTCGCAGGTCAATGCGCGCTGGCCGAATCGCGACAAGAAGAGCGATGGAACGATCGGTGACGCTGCGCATCAGGCTGAAAGCAGCAGCGACCACAATCCGGACGACACTGCCGGCTCGCGGCCAGGGTGGGACGGCGACAGCGATTCGCTCCAGGAAGTCCGCGCGTGGGACATGGATAGTGATCTAGGCGAATCCGGCACTACCGCGCAGATGGTGGTGGACCATCTGCGGAAGCTGCCCAACCTCTCCTCGGTCATCCGCTACATGATTTACAACCGGAAGCTCTACCATTCGCGCGACAACTTCGAGCCCACTACGTACACGGGCTCGAGCGCGCACACGGAGCACATTCACTTCTCCGGCGCCTGGACGAATGCCGGGGACAGTAACACGACGTTTGATTTCCAACTGAGGAAGGTGGGTAACATCGTGGCGACTCTTGACAAGGAAGACATCACTGCGATTGCGAAGGCTATTTGGGCTTTCGATCCGGGCAAGGACAAAGACGGGAACATCTGGCCTGGCGTCAGCGATGCCACCTACCCGCCGGGCGGCAACGGCACCGTGGCTCCGGGCACGGCCATGTCGAGCCTGCTCGCGCGCCAGGACTCGCAGTATCGTGCGCTGCTCGCTGCGATCGGCGCCCGCGTGCCGGCCGACGTGGATGAGTCAGCGCTCGCCGCCTCCCTGGCCGCCGTGCTGGCGCCCATGCTGACCGGCGTGACCGAAGAGCAGATTGCGGACGCCGTCCGTACCGTTCTGCGTGAAGGTGTCGGAACCGCGTAAGCTCGCCCGGAACCCGTGAGCCGAATGGACGGAAAGAAGGATCATGCGTGAAGCGCTGGCTAGCACAAGTCTTGACCCGAGACACGATCATGTTCGTGGGGGGATGGCTGATCATTCTGTACCAAATGCTAGAAGTGCCACCTACTCAGGTGAACGAATGGTTCCTTTTTCTCGGCGGCTCGATGATCGGCGTCCCGGGAATCGCGGAAATCATCGCACTCCGCAATGGGCGCGCGAAGCCTACGGTAGAGCAGTCGTCTCCGCCTCCGGCGGAAGCATCATCATCGCAGGAATCATGATCGTTATCCGCATCAAGACCGGAGGCTGACACCATGGCTCCAGCGCACATGACGCGCCCGCTGACGTACACGCTCACGGTGGTTCTGATGGTAGGGCTGCTCAGCCCCATACTGTCGCTGTGGGTAGCTCAGCGGGCCGCTGAGAAGGCTGTGACTACGGCTCAGCAGACAGCAGCGGCGCAGACCGAGCAAGCCCGGCGCCGGTACTGTGATCTACTGGAGGCATTGCTCAACGTCTATATCGATGCTCCTCCGGAGACAGATACGGGCAAAGCAGTACAAAAGGAATATCTCGTGCAGTACAACGTCAACCAGTGTCAGCCACCACGGCTGAAGTAACCGAAGGAGATGGGCATGGAATCGAACGAGGGCAAGAAGAGCATCACCCGTGACGCGGTGATCGGCCAGCTCACGCAGTACGGCCTCGCCGTGGGCGCCACGGCCGCGCTGGGGGCGCTGAACGCGCTCGACCTGACCACGTTGCCGGGCTGGCTTCTGGGGGCCGGCACGCTGGCTGTCACCACGGCCGCCGGCTTCCTCACGAACTACCTCGCCAAGCGCGGGACGCCGGCGCCGCGCGGCGACTACTGATCGGCACAGAAGAGCGCCGGCACCCATGGGTGCCGGCGCTTCTTCGTACTCACTTCTTGGTCTTACCCTTCGGAGCTTTCGTCTCCGGGACGAAGGTCGTCACCTCCGTCAGCCCCGGTCCCTCCGGATGATCCTTCCCGCGCTCCACGAACGTGGTCAGCTCAACGGT